GCCAGACCTGGGCCTATGTCTTTGGCAACGTCTAATACAGATAAAGGGGCGTCAAATGAACGCTGACTACCGTCAGGTAAAGTAATAACTGGCATGATAAGTCCTCACAGTGGTGGCCTATACCAAGGGCCACATTGTTGAATAGTATATTGCAGGTTTTGCGTGCCTTGCGTGCCAGTAGATGACCCCCACTAAGAGCCATTTGGTACACAGCTTGGTACACAAAATTTATTCCTACGGTGTGGATACTATCATTAACAACCAGTTTCATAAATAAATAAGTCAGATATTTCATAGCTTAGAGCTCTGTTAGGAGCTTTGTTCAAGATTGGTAATACATTCTGAAATGGGTATTTCACATGTATTACAGTCTTGATAATTGCCAAGCTTCATAAATTTGGAATTGTATCTGACAATAAGTTCGCAAAGCGGAACTGGCAATCTGAACGAAACACGTTTCCACTGGCAATGGTGTAATCAATTTCTGTACTATATATTGTGACAAAATTTAGATAGTGAAAATTAAGGGATTAACATAGTGACCACTACTGTTTTCAAGAAAAACAAAAATATGGCTTGTATTGCGAGCGACAGTCGAGTGACGCTCGTCGATAAAGATACTAATTTACCGATCAGATGGTTTGACAACGCAGATTTTTTAAAAACACTTACTATCGATGGTGTTATGTACGGATTTGCTGGTTGTAATGCTATGTTTAAAATATTTCTACAGCACTACACTACAAAGGAGGATTCTGAAAATCTATTGGACACTTTGGTCGCATTGGCTGAAGACCATCAGGTCCAGTTTTTCATAATAAGATTTGATGGTGAATTAAAACTCTTTGCTTACTCCCCACCTAACCCAATGGATATTAATGGCAGTGAAATTTACCTAATCTCGACAGATCCAGCCATTAATAAGACTACTTATGCAATTGGCTCAGGTAAATTCTCGAAAGAGTTTAAAAGGAATCAGTCAAGTGAGAGTGCACAGGTACCTATCCGTAAAATAATTTTAGCGAATGAGCTAGGTTTGCGGAAAGCGGGCATGCTAGACTTAACTAAGGATGTAAACTCGGGTTTATTAACCCCTGAGCTATCGAGGCAAGCTTACATAGCTTGCGCAAACAAAGGCGGAGACCTTTTTACAGGTGGAGAAGTTAGAATGACTCAAAATGCAACCAAAGAGATGATACAAAAGCAAGTTGCAATTTTAGAGCGCATGGACCAGCAAGCCAAAGCGGCGGGAGCTGTATGTGCGAGCCCGGTTAATGCCAGTTTAGAAATCAAGCAACTTAATTCTATTGGCCATTATGCTGTAAGCCCACAAAAGTTAAAAACCTCCACCAAGAAATCCGTTCTTTTTAGCGACATGCAAAAAGTACTTAAAGCATCCATCTAATTTAGTTTGCTACCTGCCAAAAGCCGCCGATAAATGGCGGCTCTTTTATTAGGAGTTTACGTTATTTGACTCCTTTTTATCCGGATCAGCCCTGACGTATTCAACTCCATTGATATCTACTGTGTGATAGCCTGGATGTTTCCCTGCTTTAACTTCCTTTACTGTTGCAGGCCTGCTCTTTACTTGCTGCCCAACTAGGTACTTGGTGTTGCCACTCGAATTGCTATTTTTTATGCCCTTAATACTAGCCATGGTATATGCCTCGATATTTTTGCGGCACATTAGCTATAATTACATTGCGCTTTTAACTTATGTGCTTGGTTTACTATACACGGAGGGGAACTCTCACCTTCCCCTCCAGTTTTGTGCATTAGCTGCACAAGATGAATATAGCACACCCAACAACTCCGACCAGTTATTTTTGGCATTATTTGTATACACAAGTTTAAAACGATCGTTTGAATGCCACCATGTCAAGGTGATACCTCATTGACCGCAAGACATTGATTTATATTAATAAACACCTAATTTCAGCCACCTCAAAACACCGCAATTCGCTCATTATAGATCAATGAGTTACAGGAACGTTTTTCCAAAACAGAAATTTCGGTTATGCTGCTCTCTCAATCAGATGAAGGAGCATGTAATGGTTATTGTCGACGTTTTATTTGAAAATCATGAGTGTGAAAGAGCAAAGCTTTCACGCGTTCCTTGCGCCGAAGAGTTTGTCTCTATTCACGGACAGTCCTTCAAGGTGCAGACTGTTATGCATTACGCAGGAGCTGAAAAGGCAGAGATAACTGTAGCCGGCAATTTAGATAGAGAGAAAATTCCGAAGCAAGTTGCAGCCAAAGTAAGCCGATAAAGCGCTGAACTAACGAAAGATTCGAACCCTCTCTTATGGTATTGCAGTCCGCCACAGTCCTTTTCGGGCTAGGTTCAGCAGCTCTACTGATGTACAGAAAAGGACCAGAACGGACTCAGTTCAGCCCCAATTATGTCCCATGCCGCATCCTAAATTATGGACAGCTGCCCAAAGTAGTAATAAGGTAAATTCGGACACTTGGTATTGAAAGAGGCAAAGAATGCTTGATGAACACAGAAAGTCGATAGCAAAGCAATTAGAAAAATGGACGGCAAGCGAACCTGTATCTGCAACACTTCAAAACAGTTTACTTTCAGAACTACTCAACAATCTGATTCTGGAGTCTAAACGACCTGAGAACAGCAAAATAGCAGGACCTGATTTTGTTAAAATGTTTTTAGATAATCCTAATAACGGCACGCTACGGGAGTTGAAAAATAACTATACTCATGCTTGCCTATATTGGAAGAAAGCAAAAGATGAAGACGACCGGTTTCTCCGAGTAAACATTAAATTCAATATTCAGGCAGTCTTTTTTAGGATTTTAACTACACTGGCAATTGGTTTCAGCATAATGCTCGTATACTGGACGGCGCATTGCTTAGGTGTACCGATGCCGCTTCTCAGAATACCTACCTGAAGGCTATCATGGGGTGTCAGGGGTCGGAGGTTCAAATCCTCTCGTACCGACCACTTAAAAAACTGTTTTATAACAGTTTTTTTTGTTTCTATAACTGCACAAGTATTTAGCGCCCCAAATCCGCCCCAATTTCGTCCGAATATACAGTTATCCAAGATCAGCTCTGATCCTGCTCGTTGTAATACTCATACTGGTTCTGCACCGGGCTCCATTCGTAAGTCATACCTGCTTCAGCGATCCGCTTTGGTATATCTTTTTCATAGTAGGTAAAGGGCAAAGGCCTTAGGTGGTCGTGGCTTGTTGCCGACCAGGCTAAAAAGCACATGCGTGGATTAGATCTTGATCGCTGGAATGTCACACACTGAATTTCCCTGTTATCTTTGATCAAAACCAGCTTGCGGGTTTGGACTGAAATGTACCAAGGCATAAATCAACACCACTGTATTTAAATACAGTCATTATTAGGTTAAGTTAGGATTTTGACAAGCTGGGTAGGTGTGCAAATGTGTGGAAGATTGAACGTTATAGATTGCCCTGAAGTGATTGACCTCTGTGGCCAACTTGGTATTAACCTGCAAGATCAGGTTATGCCTTTGCGTACCAGCCGTTTTATCCGGGCAACGAACAAGATCAGTATTGTGGTTGAGCAGAACGGCCAGCGCCGCTTACAGGATGCGATCTGGTGGTTGCTACTTGAACAAGCTGAACACGGATTCAAACCCAACCAGTACACTTCATTTAACACCAGGTACGACAAGCTCAATGTGAAAGGCAGCGCTGGTTATGCGGCATATCGGACTCAGCGCTGTATTATCCCTGCAGCTGGTTTTGGTGAAACTGAAGTTGTTGATGGCAAAAACCAGTACACAGATTTTATTGGCCAAAGTGGCCTAGCACTGGGTGGCCTGTACCGCACTTGGTTGAACAAAGAGACTGGAGAATTGACCTACTCCTGCTCTGTGATCACACTACCACCCCACCCTAAACTGATACCCTACCACAGCAAAGCAAGCCCACTAATGCTATCGACTGACGTCTTTGATGCGTGGCTATCACCGGATCGAGATGTTGTGCAGTTCGATAAAATTTTAGCGGCTAAAATTTCTGTGCCTCTTATAGCACTGCCAATAGACAAGCCAAGCACATTTAATCAGATAGGTGATTCAGTGCTGATATCAGCTGACTAGCTTGCTGTGGGCCAGAGCGAATTATCAGTGATATCCAAATCTAACAAATCGTTTCTTTCTATGATTGCCTGGCACGCTACGCGGTGAGCATTGATCCAACTTATACAGTCTTGTCGTTCTGATTCTGTATAAAGACCAAGAGCGACGTTATTTTGGCCTGCGTTGTCCCAGCGAGATTCGATGCGTCGTGTCGCTTCAGCTTTAACTATCAACTCTTTAGCTGCTTTGGCTTGAGCTGCCTTCTTCTCTGCAGTAACCATTTTTGACCAATCAATTTCAGCAAGCATTTTAGACCTCAAACTCGTTTAGTTCGCCTTTAGCACGTACAGGCTTCCTTATTACCGGACATGGACAAGATCCGCTGTCTACGACGAATGTGCATTCTTCCCAAGTTAGATTTTGCTCAAACTCGGCGGTTTCAGTTGAATAGCCATACTCCAAAGTGCAAACAAGTTGACCTAACTCTCTTTTTATCGGTCCGCGAAAAGGTTTTCCGATATCTATTTCAGCAGCATCAGCTAACGGAGATAAGTCATATGTAACTCCTCTGAAGGTAATACACTCACCAGATATGAATGGAGGTTCGTCGTCAGTGTCTTGTACTTTAAGTGAGAGAATAATTTTTATAGGCATTGTTAGTTTCTCCATCTACCTATAGCAACTACAGAAAAAGCTGGGCCTGAGATTGGGCTGTTTAAAGTCAGAGAAACTTTGCAATACTCAAGATTTGTGGCGGTACAAAAGCATCTAAAATTATCGTTAGGCGTTCTTCCTAAGAAATTCACAGATACTCTGGGAAAGCTGCCTACAAAAGGGATTGGAAAATAAAGTAAATCTTCCGTTGTAAAAGGAGGTGATGGCGTTCCTCCTCCAATAACTGACCAAAACCTTTCAGGTATTTCTTGTACAAGCCAGCCATTAGCTAGTTTCATGTATAAACCATTGGGATTTGAACCACTCTCGATAACCGCTCCAGTAGGTCTATTGAAACCAAATGTCACTGCACCCAAAATGTTCCATTGGTTATATGCCCGACCTACTCGATCATCCACTAATACTCGAGAATTCCAGATTTCAGGATTTAATATTTGTCCGGTGTCTTCTCTGTAAATAGGGACCATAAATGGTTGAACTCGTCCATTAAATGAACCCTCAACAAATATTAAATCTTTGCCTGGTGCAGACATGTAACAGTCTATTCCGGCATACCTTCTACCGTTGTAGGTGAAATGTACGGCTCTAATACCGCTCACATCTTGCAAAGCAGAAACACTGTCTTTAAAAGTAACTACGAATGATCCAGCTGCCTCATTATATTTTTTTTGTATAAGAACATCTAAAACAACAGGGGGCTCGACCCCATTAGACCTACCTATGAATATTGAACCTAAAAACTGGGAATAAACGCCTATAGGGTCATTAGTTACATCTACTAAACCAATCACAAAACGTTGATGATCTGTAGCAAAATCTAATTGAACTGATTTGAATAGCGTACCAACCCCAAAAGCCCCTCTTGGCATTAAAGCATCAGGCGTTGTCGTATCTGTTGGCGAATTCATCACATTGCGCTGAGCAGCATTCCCCAAATTACCCGTAGTACCCAACCTTGTATTCAGCTGTGCGTTATCTGGTAAATCGGCTGTTCCAGTACCAGCATTCCGCTGAGCTGCTGTGCCAAAACCATCGAAAAACGAACGCCACTGGCTAAAGTATTGGTCGTAGTAAATTAACTCCCCTACCTTGTATTCTCGTTCTGATATTGTGCCGGCTATGCTGATGCGATAGATCTGGCTGCCTAGCCCTTCACCTGGTGCAGCTGGATAGTTGCCTGTTGCTGCACTGTGATCCCCCATGTAACTGACGTTGCCACTTAATGCCGCCTCACTGGCCTGCACGACTTCCCGAGCGCGCCGAATAGCTTCCGCTAAACCCTCTATGGTATTGAAAGCCACAAGCTTTGCGGTGGTGGTCGGCTCCGCCCAACTATCTCTCAGGGTGATTACGCTGTTGCCACTTCCATCCGGCTTTGTGCCGCTTACGGCTTCGACTAACTGTCTGTTACCCAACGCAATGGCTGTACCGCTGTATATATAGGAGCAATCAATATTGCCAGTTACGGTTATGGTTTTTGATCCATTGGTCGCGGTAGCGCTCGGGCTGACCAAGAACTTAATAGGCTGAATGGCCATGGATTACCTCAGTTAACTAACTTGGAAGTTTGTTTTCGAATGTTTTAATGGATGCATAACGATTAAAAAGCGTGAACGGTGTAGCAGTTCCAACCATGCTCACTTCTACTGAATAAACTCTGCTGCCTGATGTAATCAGATTGTCGATAAAGGTCGCGCCTGCATTACCACTCCAGTACGTTTCCGTGTCGAGTGACTCATAAGAACCGGCTAATGTGGTGTCAAAAGTAGCTATTGCAGTGCCGTTTCGTTTTAAAACTAAACGTACAATAAAAGACTTGCTTGTTAAGTTTCCTGAGGCTTTAGCTGATACATAGGCATTTGCTGTCACTTCAACCGGAAAACCATCTGCACTATGAGAGCCAGCACTAACAGACAACACCGCGCCTGATGTACTGGAACCTGAGCCACTTTTTGATTCGATAATTTGTCCGGAGAAAAACTCACGTTTAACAAAGCCTGTGCCATTGGCTTTAATAAAGAAAAGGGCGTTTACATCTGTCTTGTCACCTGAGCCTGCCCACATCAGATAGGTGCCATCGTTAAAGACTTCAATCCTGATGCCTGTGCCTTCACTTGTTACTAACTTACCTTGTATTGATACATTTCTTATTGTGACGTTGCCGCTTGAATCAACGGCAAATAAGGCATTTCCTAAGTTCTTTTCGCCTGTTCCATACCAAAACGGAAAAGCACCGCCCCCCATTTCAGCCCGGTAACCACTCGTGGCTGTCTGGAAGTTATTGCCAACCAGATCACCAACGAAAACCCACTTCTGACGGCCTGCATCCCAATACAATTGAACGGCGCCGTCTGAGTTTGAAAGCCGAAAGGTATTGGCACGAAATTCGAGTGTATTGGTGGCGCCATCAATCACTAAACCAGTGACGGTAGAAACACCTCCAGATGTTGTGGTAACACCTAAATAAGCACGGCCGCTAATGTTGCCCAGCTCGTCGACAGTTGCCTGTAGGGTTAATGATGCAAGAGCCAGTTCGCCATCCAAATTCGTTACTTGGCTGGAAAGTGATTGCGTGGCCGACACAGCCCCATCAGCTGTGGATTTTGCTGACTGAGCAAGTTGGTTTGTTGCTGTAAGGCCTGTAGTTGGATTATTTACCGAATTCGACAGTAGATTAAGGCTAGATGCACTGTTATCAGCACTTGTTTTGGCCTGTTGTGCCAGGGTGAAGGTAGCTGATAGACCTGTAGTCGGGTTATTTACGGCGCCCTGCACTGAACTAACTGCTGTTGCACTCTCATTAGCAATAACTTCGACTTCATCTATCCGCAGCAGCTGTGCTTGTTGAGCAGCCTGTAAAATTAAGTACTGGCCAGCTCTGGTTATTGTTTCGTTTTGCAGCAATATGCTGACTTTTCGGATCTCCCCACGGCGGTCGCCATCATCAAAAATACTGTTGATCTGTTCAACAATGGATACTCTGGTGTCTTCGCCTTCAGCCTGTTCTACGATGGCCAATGCGTCATCGATAATTTGCTGTACTTCTGCCACAGTTGGAATGTCGCCCACAGCGGCATCTATCTGCTCTTGAAGCCCCTCTTGAACTTGCGCTAACACATCATCAAATATGGAATTGCCAATATCATCACCGATCAAGTCAGTGATCACGCTGGCATCTGCCGAAGTAGTGGCGGTTCTGCTTATCCAGGCGGATACGCCTGTATAGTTAACTGACCGTGCATATATTGTGTATTCAGTGCCAAATCTCAGGCCTGTGAATACCATCGATATACCGCGGCCGCGAACGATATCAGTCGTGTCAATTGCAAACTCAAACTCTGTGCCAAGCCCTGACCCAGCCAGAACTGGCCTTGCTTCTATATCGAAGTTGCCCACAGTAAACTGAATATCTGTAGGCGCCAAAGGCACAGTGACACTAAACGAGATATTTGCTGGCGGGGACCATGTACCTAACGTGCTGACTGCATAAACTTTAATGTTGTAAGTACCAACAGCCAAGCGAGGCAATTCTATGTTTCGAACAAAGCTTTCGCGCTCCACGACAGTTACGCCAGCTTGCTCTATTTTTACAACATAACGGCGTATAAAGGCGTTACTCTCAGAGGACCACAAAAGCCGGCCACCGGAGTTAAACGTAGGGTCAACGACAATATTCAGTGCTGTGGGTGCTGGTATATTTGTCGGATCACCGAGGTTGGTACCGCCCACCCGATCGGAATAGGCTACACCAGACCATGGATAGATCGCGTTCTGGTGCTCAATGAACTCGAAGTCGACGTCACCATCTTCACGTAGTTTGCACTGCTCTACCCTGAATGGCTTTTCATCCCAGCCCCGGGTGTCATCGCTAATACCAACGATGTCGCCTGGCTCTACTACGATGGCAGGTGGTGATGCGGTAAAGCTAACTTCCATCCGGTTGCGGCTGCGCTTCGCCACAATCTCAGCCATTTGATAGGCTTCTGCTTTATTGGTGATAGTGTCGAACTCAAAGCTCTGCTCTAACAATACGCCGTTATCTTCGGCTAACCATTCTGCAAACAGCGGGTCGTTGGCATCCGGATAGTGTACTTCGTCACGCTCGTAGTTCGTCAGCTTGTTAGGAAAGCGAATAATAACCCGGTTGTAACGGTCGTTTTTACGGCCGGCTTTGCTCTTTATTGGGCCTGTGATTAGGGCGTAGTTTTGTCTTACGCTGTGTCCATGACCAAAAAAGAAAACTGGATCGCCTTCCTTTTCACACACCAGGCGCAACTGTCCACTGCCAATAGGCATCATGCCGCGCATGCCGGAAAGCATTTGCTTTACATTACTGAATACTGACTTACCAGTATCAATGACCAGGTTGCCGGTGATCCGGGCATGTGTAACGGCTGATGTTACCCCATTGATAGTTACATCACTGGTGATCTGTTCGTCAGCCCAGTGTGCGGACTCGATAAATGACTGCTGAAGTAGCCTGTTTAAACTCAGGCCTTTGCCGTAAGTGGTATTTGTAAGATAGTCCAGCAACTGCAGCGGTAGGTTTTCACTGTAGGCAGTCTGGCCATTGCGCGGGTCGTAAATTTTTCGGCCGGCTATCCGGGCTGTGACCTCAGGTTCTCCCCTCCAAACGCTTTGGCTCTCGTCCATCTGCAGACGTAAGTGTATATAGGCTAAACCTTGTAGCCGATGATCAGCTGTCCAGTTCGGAATGCCTGTAGTCAAGGGGGCTTGGTCATAAGCACCGTTACAACGTTGTACCATAAACCATTTGCCGCCGCCCTGCTTATTCCAGCGCGGATCAACTTCTGACACGCCATCAAAGTAAAGCTCTGAAATAGCCTCAATTGGCCCCTCACAGAACACTATGATCAAATGTAAGAACTCGTTTTTAGCACCACCATCGGCATCAGTTACATACTTGTGAACTTTAATGCCGCCGATCCGCCTGGTTCCGTATACAACCGGTATTGGATGATCACTCCCCTGCTTCTCTACGGTAACGGCCTGAGCAGCCGGCATATCTGGAGTTGGCACCAGCCAGGAGAGTATTTTTTTAAATGGCTTGGTTACAGCTTTCCAAATACCGCTAAAAAAACCCATTATTCACCGCCCCATTTCAGATCTTTTTTCACTTGGGCAGCGAACTCGAGGCCTTTATCATTTGGGTAAAACCTGCGCTGGCTTGCATCGGTAGAACGTCTACCTCGAGGGGCTTCAAAGTCGGCCCACTCGCTGGTTAAAGGCGTAGTGATTTGAGACTCTCCTTTGGAATCTGAAACGTCAGGGGCATTTAGTAACCAGGTATGTAACAAAACAGGATTAGGTATTACTTCGCCCTGGTCAGTCAGGTAGGCGCGGAAAATGTAGGCGTAACGGTTGATCTGATTAACACCCAACATCAGTGCAACCATGCTTTGGTCGGCCGCTGTAAAAGCTAAACCTATCTCGCCAATACGTAGCTCAGCGTTGAAGGTTGGAGCATCCATACCTAACAAAAGACCGTTAGCCTCAAAGATTTCGCCCTGCCAGTTCACCGGATAACCACAGTCGGTCATCCGTAACGTAACGTTGTTGGCCAGCTCCAACCGGATCAAATGGCAATAGTCGTGCTCGTCGGCAATAGCTGCAGCGACCTGTGGTGTTACTTGAAGCATGAGTTTATAAAACCTCGATTACATCCAGTTCGAAGGTTGAGAAGCCAGCACCTGAGACGGCTGACTCGAATTCTTGTGCGTCACGCACCAAACGAACAGTAAATGGAACGTCTTTTACAATTGCTGCGGTACCGATTGGCAGATCCGCACACAGTTGAGGGAATATTTGTATTGTCAGCTGCCCTGATACATTGCTATTTGCATCAGCGGTAACCTGGTACACCTTTGTGTGGTTGGAGAAACGAATAAAATCACCTGTTAACAGTTGCCCGGTAACAGGGCCGGAGAATCCTTGCATTTGCACTTGTGTCGAACCCGCTGTTGCTAATGAGCGCACAGTTGGGCTTCCACTCGATACTCCACGTGGTTTGCTGTACATGGGTATTTTGGTTTCGAAAACACCATATCTGCCGTTTTGGCTGAATACCCACGGCATCAGTTGCCTAATTTGATCTTTGTTTAAAGGCACCGTGGTTAATACAAATTCCCAACGCTGAGCTGGTATTCTGCGAACATGCTGAATTAGGGCCTTACTTTCTGTTGCCGTGGTTGGGCTATTAGAGACTAATTTGGATTTATTGAACCGCACAAAAGCAGGTAAATTCGCCATTAGTATATTTTCACTCCCTGCTCTTCCAGAGATTGAACGAGCATTCCGGATATTGCACCGCGATTGCTCAACAGCATTTCAATTAGCCCCTCGTTGTTCAGTGCAGACATATTGAAATGCACATCTAACTTTTTAGCGCCAGGCTCTATTGCTGAGCGATTATTGGCCTGTGGAGTTCCGCGCAGGAAATTGGTTAAATCTTGGTTTTGTCTTGGGCTTAAAACACGCTCGCCTTTATCCAACAACCAGGTACCCTCTTTTGGTATGTAATCAAGGCCGCTGTGAGCCATACCAGCAAGTGTCATATTTGCAGCTGCAATCGCGCCAGCGGCCAACGGACTTGTTGCTGCGGTTGCCGCAGCCATTGCTGGAGGCCCCGCGAAAGGGTTTAGTAAAGATGCTGAGGCAAAAGCATTAATACCTGCCAACATAACTCCAGCGGTCGACTGCCCGGTAATTTGTGCTACGTACCCTGCTGCTGCGCTTGCTCCCATAGTCTTTTCCAGCGCCCAATTCACCATCTTCTGAGCACCCACCCTGATCAGCATCCTGATAGTTTCTTCCGCCATGTTTCTCAGCATGTCAGACAAACTAAAGTTACCCGTAGTCACAAAGTCATACAGCGCATCCTCAAGGCCACCAAATGCTGAGGTAAACATATCTTCCATTTGGCCAGCAATATCACTGACCTGATCGCTCCAGTTCGCCCAGGCTTCGTCCCAGCCGTTGGTCCAATCGCCGCGCATTTCATCTTCCCTTGCGTAATAGTCTTCCATCATTTGCAGCCGCGTACTTAACTGTTCATCCAGCATTTCTATTTGGCTGTCGTACTCTTCTTTCGAAATAGAGCCGGTGGCAAAGTCGGAGGTAGAGCGGTCGCGGCTACGTTGAACATCACGCTCAATTGAATTGCGTTCGCCCTGGCGTTCACGCGCACGATCGCCCATACCAAAGTTGGCCAGAGCATCACCGTATTGCTGTTGCTGAGCTTGGATTTCACTCTGCAGGTTTTGCTGATAGGCGGTTAAACGGTTGATCTGCTCACGACTTTTGATCTCCCGTTCCAGCTCGACATTACGCTGTAACTGGCTGCGAATAGCGCTCTCTTCGGCTAACAGGCTTTTTTGCTGAGCGGTAAGGGTTTTCTTTTCTTTGATATCAGCGAGCTGCTGCTCGAACTTGATCATCTGCTTTTGTGCTTCACCCAGCTTTTGGTTTGAATCCAACTGCTCACGAAGTGTTGCTTCCTGTTGGGCCAACTGCATCATGTACACTTTGGCTGAGTCGTCAGAGACTTTTTTAGTGGTTTCTTTAAACTTTTCTTCGATAGCCGCTAAGCCTTTGGCAACTGAAGCTGGCGATAAAAGCGCACTGTTTGGGTCTGCGGCTCTAATTTTATCAAGGTTGGCGTTGTACTCTTTTATGGCCGCGGCTTTTTGTTCTTCTTTGGATTTACCTTCATCCAACAGCTTGTTTATTTTCTGCTGTGCAGCAATGGATTCTTTATCTAATTGTGCCTGAAGCCTTTCACCGTCAGCCTGCATTTCAGACATCCACAACTGAGTTTCCAGCAGTCTGACAACTTCTTTTTGCTGCTCAATTCTTGAATTATCAGCCCGGACAAATTGCTGATTTGGCGTTGTCATTCCCGCTGTTGGGCTAGTCTCCAGCTCAGTTAGTTTCTTTCTGGCTTCTTCCAGCTGGCTTTGCAGTGTGTCTGAACGTCCGAGATTTAATATGGAGTCCCAAGCCTCTGTACTGCCATTTTTGATCGCTTTCCACGCTTGTTCGATATAACCAAGGTTATCAACAATAACCTGAGTGCGTTGTTCAGTCGCCTCAGCGTATGCATTCATGGCTAACGTGGCAGCGTCCTGGGTCTTACCTTGCTTTTCAAGCGCAACGATCTGCTCATAAATATCAGCAGTGAGGAAGTTATACTTTTCGTTTAGCTCAGCAACTGATTTAGCCGGGTCCTTGGCCAGTGATTCGAATTCTTTTACTGTGTCGGAAACGGCTTTGCCAACAGTGTTTTCCATCAGAACGGCTGAGCGGCTGACCAGCTCTAACTGTTCAGAGGTGAACTTGCCTGTGGTAGCTGCTTCGGCAATAGCCGCTGATGCCTGACGCTGTGTGCCGGACACATCATCGATGCGCTTAGCCATTTCAGCCAGGCTATCGGTTGTTGCGCCTGTACTGTTGCCAGTGAAGACAATGGCCTGACGGAATTTGTCTGCCTCAATACTTCCCTGGTAATAAGCCAAAGCCACTACACCTAATCCAGCAGCCGCAACTGTGAGCGGGTTGATAAGCCCTAGGATGTATCCAGTTAACGCCCGGGCGGCTGGGCCTGCTCCACCGAACATATCTTTAAGCTGTCCACCTTGCTGCAGAAAAACCAAGAGCGGATCTTGCCCGCCCGCCAGTGACGTAAAAATATCCGTGAACTGCGCTGGTACATTTCGTAAAGCTGCGTTCATTGCCCGGCCAGACATCGCATTTTTGCCCATCTGAACATCAATGCCACTGAGTGCTGCCCTGGATTGATTGATGGTGTTATTTAACCGGTTGAATTCCGCCTCATCTATGAGGCCAGAGCTAAATCCCTGCTGTAATTGCTCTTGCATTTTGTCCAGTTCGGCTAACTTTCCTATGGTTGGATCAATCTGCCGAACCAGTTTAGAGAATTCTCGCTGCTGTGCGCTAAACGCGCTGTTGGTTTCCATTACCTCGCGGCGCATATCGCCTATTGCAGCGGAATAACGGGTGTAGGCCGCTTCATCTATCAGGCCAACACTTTTATGTTTTTCTAACTGCTGCTGCATTTTTTCCAGTCGGTTAAACTCGGCTACAACCGGATCTATTTGCCCGATAAGGCTCTGCAGTTCGTCTTTCTGGCGCTTAACAGCTTTATTCATTTTGTCTAACGCACGTTCAGTTCTGTTTGCACCTTCTTCAAAACTGCCGGTATTGGCAATGACGTTTAACGTCAAGTTACCCATGCTGCGTGTTGACATATTTTCCCCATAAAAAAGGCCGCTTAGCGGCCGTTTAATCCCAAGACTTCATTGCGTCTTCGAGTGTTAGTTCTTCTTCAACTTTCGGTGTTGCTACCATGAAGTGATCCAGAGGTTTTTCACTGCCGCCAGCACTGTGGTGCACTAGAGCCATCTGATGTGCTGCTATTAACTCCATGCGGTGCTGCATAGCTAATTTGCCGTATTTTTCCTTGTACGATGCCCAGACAATGGTTTCTTCGAAGCTCAGATTATTCTGCGCTTCTTCTATTGTTCTGCCGCCGACTCCGGCGAGGACGAGTTCACACCAGAATTCGTCTTCTTCCGTGATGGCTTTGGGTCAGGCTTTTTAGATAGGCCATTTACCTCCCAAATTGCAGCCAGCAATGCCATGCCCAGGCTTTCGCAGATTGGGCCGTGCTCAACTTCGTTTTCAGCCAATTCACGACCAGAATTACCCATCAGGTCTTCCGGGGTGAACAGTGGCTGGCCTTGCTCATTCACAATGCTTGCACAAATGCGCGCCACCATTACACCGTCATTTGCCTGAAACTTTGCTTCTGTATTCACGGTGGCAAATGATTTTTTACGGACATAAACGGTGGCTGAAAGCTCAGTTTCATTGCCTTCGTCGTCTGTCACATACCATTTAATTTCACGCTGAACAGGCGCAGCAGCTGTGAAGCTGCGGCTACTGGCCAGTAAATCTTTAGTTAAAAGCGACATACATTGATTACCTTATTAAGCTGGAGTGTATTCGTCTGCAGGTCGGCCTTTCCTTTTCCATTGGCCCTTACCGGAGCGCTGGATAGATAAAGCAGTTTGAACAACTGCATTGATCGCAAAATCAAACGGGAAGTCGGCCACGTAGCCTTCAAATATGTACCAGGTACGGGTGTTCGGTAATTTCAGGGCACCAGATGTAACGACAGGTGCGATGTTTTTACCATCGGCCCAGCCAACAATAAACTGAATATTCCTTTCGGTTTCCTCATCAGCCAGCTCAGCCAAACGGATATGAGCATCTATAGAGGGATCAGCCTTAACAGAGCCAGACGCTTGACCAGGTGTCGGCATGCCTTTTTTGTAGCGCATAGCTTCATCTTCTAAATCAGTATCGTCAACCTGGCCCGCAGGGGAACCACCCGGGTTAAACTGAGTAAGGCCTGGTATTTTTACAACTTCTTGACCGACTTCTGCATCAGGATCAATGAAATAGACCTGAGTGCCCTTGGTTAATTGAGACATGGTGGTAACTCCTTTATTGCTTTAACGCTTTATCAAGTTCTTTATTGAGCTCAATGCTGAAACGGTTAATTACTTGGTTAGTATTTGCGCTGAAAACTGGGCGCATGTATGGCTGTTCACGAACGAACTTTGTCCCGAACTCAATGAAGTGCCAATGAGGGGTGTTCCCCTTTGGCCCAGTGTCCGGGTTCCCTGATGGAATATTTTTAAAGTTCGTCGCAACGCCGATCCGATATAGGTGCTTGCCTGTTTGGCGATAAACTTTGGTACCAAATTGAAGGCGAATATTGTCTGCTATTCTGCGACCAGTTTTTGGGTCATCTAGAGCTAACGCCTTTTGCTTTGCGGCACGCACCAGAATGCCAGACGCTCTGCGCAAGGCAGATCTGGTGGCTTTACCTCTTACCTCAGCTTTTACCAGGGCGAGCTTTCGCCTTACTTCATTAAAACCAATGAGCGAGAATGTAATTTTGTTAGCCATGGTCAACTCATGTACTTAAAGGTAATTTCGCTAACCAGGTCTGACGAAACCCACAACTGTTCCGGGTCCCCTTCCTGATCAACCTCCTCCACGTCGATATTAATGAAGGCGTAATGGTCGTTAGCATCGGTGCAATCCTCGAGCGCTGTGGTGACTTCTTTTACCAGTAGCTTTAACTGAACAAAGTTTTCAGCAACCAGTTTGAATGTCATAACAAAGTCACCAATGTCCGACTTTTCACCGTCTAAATCGCGCTGCCGCTTTGGCTTGCTCGCCTGGTAAATGATGTATGGAAATTCGGCATCTTCATCCGGATAGACAGGTGTAATCCGGTCGACCACCAGAGCCTGTATTTCTGGCTGCGCCAGTAGGTAATCCCGTATTGTGAACTCAATAGGCGCTGCATCAGACACGAGGAAGCTCCAGTACGATAATCAGCTCACGGTTTAAATTTTTCGTGTTATCTACCTTGGTTATTTTGTACATCAGCCCCTGATAGCTGGCTGATAAGTTAGCCTTAATTTGCGGGTAGTAACGGGTTCTCAGCATAATTTGCCCGGCAACAGCTATCCCAGCAGCTATTTTCTTTGCTGATTCAGTTGCCGATAGTGGCTCGCACTTTAATTCACCAATTTTCGTGGCCACTTTCGTTTTCTGGCCGCTGGCGTCACGGGCGCCAGCTTCGCTGAATATTTCCAGCTTGTGTCGTAAACCGCCGCCACGCATTAGCCGATCCTTGGTATGTTGTAATGGTTAAGCAGCATACTGACACCCATCGGCAGTTCTTCTGCATTCACAGTCGTACTGGCCTCTCTGTTTTCATACAGATGGCCAATAATCAACAAGGCTGCGCTTCGGACAGTGGCTGGCAAAACTTCAAAGCCAACCTCTGCAGTAATAGTTACAGACTCGGGTTCGGCTATGGTTCGCGGCCAGCTCTGACCAAAAGGCGGCAGTAATACTGGGTAAACTCTTTTCCGTGCGTCTAACCTGAGTGTTGCAACGTCCAGTTCCTGGCTGATGCCCTGTGCATCGGTATACTCAACTAAGGTTATGTTTTGAACTGGCGTCCACTCCAGCTCAATTAGAGTTGAGCCTGCTGGAAAACCGTCAAGGACTAATGTTTCTTCCCGTGCAATAAAACAAGTCCCCGTTATTTGCTCTGCAAGTTTAAGAGCTGCTTCGGCCAGACTCAGTAAAAAATCATCTTCACTGCCATCATCAAAGCTCGAATCAAGACGCAGGTGTTTTTTAATCAGCGCCAGATCAATCATTGGTAGTTCCTAATGTCAGTGAGCATGTTTTTCAAATA